GGAAACATTTATGTTCAGGATCGTACAACCTATACAGGAGCCAGCAGTGTAACTTCTACCATTAGTACATTAATGGCAGCAATTATTGACTACGCAACTGATGGCAATTTTAACGGGACTAGCACTACAAGAACTATTCCAACAGCACTACCAAGCACAGGATCGTTGTATAATGATCGTGTTACTATTATCAATGCCAAATCAAGTATTATCGGAAGTGCTACTGCTCCATTTACAGCAGGAACAGTAACCTACTACATCAATCAGGGAGGCAACTTACCTCTTAATATTGAGATGGCTGGTAATCGATCAATGTTGGCCAATGATTATACACAGGTCAACGATTTAGGTTATGGTATTGTGGCGGCCAACAACGGCTTAACAGAACAAGTCTCAACATTTACCTACTATTGCTACACAGCTTATTGGTCATTTAATGGCGGACAGATTCGTTCTGTAGCAGGTTCAAACTCAAATGGTATTTACGGTTTAAGATCTAGTGGATACGATTTGACAGAAGTACCCAATTCAGTTACCCTAGCAGAAAACATGGTTCAAACTGCTCACGTGTACAAACAGGGTGTAACTATAAATCAAATGACTCCTACTGCTAGTACACCTGCATTGAGTGTATGGATTTCTGGATATTCTTATAAGCCGTTTAACAATTCAGAAATAGAAATTGATCATAGTCTAGCAGGTGGTGGAATTACTCGTTACCTAGTGGCCAGCATAACACACACTGGCATTACCTATAATGGTCAAGATGTTTTACAATTAAACTTTAGTACATCTGGTTTAAATTCAACTTCAATTACTGGTCTAGCATATCCACTGTATGATGGACAATTGGTTACAATACGTATATTACAAAATATCAAAATATTGAATATTGCCAATGTGCGTCCTATCCGACCAAGCACTGCACTACAGTATACAAGAAATCTATCCGATATCTATAGAATTGTTTCCTATGGTTTAAGTGAATCAACTGGTGAAAATCTAGTTACTACAACTCCTGTTACTACTGCTACTGTAGTTACAGGTAATGGCAGCAGTTCTGTAATTGTAGTAACCAATACCGGAGCTGGTGCTATTGCTGTTGGGCAGATAGTTAGTGGAACTGGATTAAACGGCAGCTACTTTGTTTATAATGTACAAGCCAATGGCGGCAATTTTGCGGTCACGTTAACTGCTGCACCAAGTACCAACATTGTTGGTAACACATTAACATTTAGTAATCAGGTAGCTACTACTTCTATCTTACAAACTGATTCTACATTTAACTATTATCTATTTTCTAGCGATTCCGGAAGTGTTACCAATGCCGATCCGACTCCTTATGCTACTGGATATGCTGTTGGTACCGTACAAGCAGGCAGCGGCAGTACATCAAGTTCAACATTTGTCGTTACCGGTGTAACTGATGGACATGGTAATTCTACTGCACCAGTAGTAGGCCAGACAATCGGCGGACTTGGATTTACTAGTGGCCAAACTGTAAGTAATGTCGGCGGAACTGGTCCATATACTATTACCATTGCCAACAGTGCTAAACCTAGCGTAGTACCTGCAGGCACTGTATACTTTAGCACACTTACACAAGGTGCAAAAGTTGGCGACAACAAGATTGCAATTACAGCGATCGGACAAAATACTACTATTAGTCAAATAAACTCAGGTATCTATTTGTTTGGTTGGGGTGGTCGTGTACATCGAGTAAAGAGCTATACCGCTCCTATCCTTGCCATAACTGCTACCTATGTTAGTACACCGAGCACCTATGTTATTCAAGTTAAAAATATTAACGGTACTTTCCCAAGTAACACCCAGTTAGCTACAGATCATAGTTGGATTGTTTCAGGTGGTGGATTTAGCCAAGGTCAATATGTTGTTAGTGTAGGCACTCCAACCGGAATATACACACCATTAACACTTAATGCAGCACCAGATGGAACCCCAACTGCTAATGAAACATTAACTATTGGTACTCCAACTAATGCGTATATTACAATCGATCCTAATCCAGTAAACAATAATGCTGCCAATGGGGGTAGCGTCAGTGCAATGACTTATGCTGGTGCTGCTGGCGGTGCAAGTGGAACAACAATAAATTATATTACATTTACTGTTCCTAACACAAGTAATGTAACGTCTGGAACTAGCAGCAACTGGACTCCTGCATTGCCGCCAGTTGACAGTTTCTTAACTGTATCTGGACAAACTGTTAATACTGCATATAACGGAACTTATCAAGTATCAGCAGTGACTAATTCATCTACATTGAAGTTAACCAGCATATCATCTAATCCACCATTAGTGGGGATGACTATTACTAGTACTGGTAATAATGTTCCAATCAACTGTATCATTCAAAGTGTTAGCGTTGATTATTCTACTATTGTAGTAAGTCCAGCAGTATGGTTACCAGGTAGTGCAAACATTACTGGACAATTCCCAGTCGGAATAGCTAGTATTAGTGTAAATCCTGGACAAACTGGTGTGTTTACATCAGGTGCACCTACTATTACAATCACCGACACCGCTGGCGGTACTGGTGCTCAGGCAACTGCGATTATTACAAATAATCAAATTTCTAGAATTGCTATAGTCAGTGCAGGATCTGGATACACCAGTGCTGGTACAATTTCCGTAGCAGTAAGCTATGGTCAAAGTGATGTATCATTTACTGTAACCTTAACTAGTTCTTCTATATTCACTGCTACCTTGTCTTCACAAACTCCAAGTACACAAGTTACATTGGCGTATCCGACAAGTCCTGGTATTACTGGTGTTGCTACTGCTACAGCAATCAGTACCAATTATATCACAGTCAGCAATATTACGGGTCTAAGCACAGGACAACAAATTACATTCTTTAGCGGCACTAGCTTTGGTGGATTAAGTGCAGGAGTGTACTATATTCTTTCTACTGGGACACAGACAGTAGCAGGTGTAACGTCTAACTATATGACTATAAGCACTACCTCTGGTGGATCAAGTATTACTCTAAGTAATGCTAGTGGTTTAGCTACTGGTGGTTTAAATTATTTTGTAGCTAATTTAACCTACACTAATATAACACCAAGTAATATTGCAACTGCTGGATCTGGTCCATATACTGTTACATTTACAATACCAAGTACTGCACTAGTAGCTAATGCATATTATACTGTTACTGGTAACAGCAATCCATTGATTAATGGAACATGGCAGTATACTGGATCATCAACTACTACTACTTCGTTAGTATTAAATTACACAAACAATCCAGGTACTCCAGGTAGCAACTACAGCAGTACATCGATTGTTAAAGAAGTTCTCAAAGCTACTAGCAGCCAATTAGGTCTTGCTAAACCATTTATCAGTGGTAACAGTTCTACCATTCGTTTAGGTTATCCAAGTGGCGGTGCGGGACAAATTACAGTTAACATTAGTACTACACGTGCTACCGGTCATGACTTCTTAGACATCGGTACTGGCGGCTACAACACCAGTAACTATCCTCAAAGAATTTACGGTGCACCTACACTAGCGTCAGATGCAACCAAACAGGTATTAGAAGAAACAGTGGGTCGCGTGTTCTATGTTACCACTGACGAAAATGGTATCTTTAAAGTAGGTCGATTCTTTGAAGTTGACCAAGGTACAGGTACCGTTACATTCTCAGCTTCAATTGCTCTAAGTAACTTGGACGGTTTAGGATTTAAGAAAGGTGTTGCAGTTAACGAATTCTCAACAGATTCTAGTTTTAGTGACAATTCTACCAGCATTGTTCCAGTACAGTCAGCTATCCAAAGTTATGTTGACAATAGATTAGGAATAACTCGTGATGGCGGCCAAGTAACTTCTAGTAATTCAATTGGTCCTGGATTCCTTCCATTAGATGGTCGTCTATCTATGAAAGGTAATCTTAACATGGCTGGATCATATACTGTTAGCGGATTAGCTAGCCCAGTATACGGTACTGATGCTGCTAACAAACAATATGTTGATAATTTAAACACACTAGCACAACAACGAGATGTATTAGTTACTAGTCCAGTAGCTGGAAATATTTTAGTGTTTGATACTTCAACCGGCTATGCTACTTCGGTATCGAATAGTGGAAATACTATTACATTAACCAACACTACTGGTTTAGCAGTTAAAGATAATATCTATTTCACAGGAAATACTTTTTATTCATCTGGAAGTCCTCCACTACCAATGATAGGTGCTGCTATAATCACAGCCGGTTATATCAGTGGAAATGTCCTTACTGTAACTTCCGTTACTGGAACAATTACTGTAGGTATGCTACTAACTGGTAGCGGAGTATCTTATGGTACTACCATACAAACTATTGCTAGTGGATCTGGCGGAGTTGGTACATATACTCTTAACATCAACCAGACTTTGGGTAGCAGTGGTAGTCAGGTAACACTAAATGCGTCTACTCAATATTATATTACCAGTGTATCTGGAAATAATATTACTATATCTACTAATCTTGACACTAGTGATTTAACAATCGCCAATGCTGCCACAGGAAATCTAGCGTTTGTATCAACTCGATGGAAAAATATTCCGTTGCCGGTTGGAGCAAATTCTAATAGTACTCGCATTGCCAGTGGCACTGGTTCAGTCGCTACGTTAGTTATAGCACCACAAACAGTTAATCCATATGCCGTTGGTCAAAGTATCATTGTCGGCGGAATAACACCGTTAGGATATAATGGAATTTACACTGTTACAGACAGTAATCAGATTTCGTTTAGCTCACCTGGTTCTAGTATCAGTGGAACAACACTAACTATTGGTAGCTCTATAACCTACGGAGTTGTTGGTGCTACGTTCGGAAGTATTACTGGTACCAGTGCTGGTGCAGGTTCTTATAGCAATGTTTCACAAAAATCAACAAGCGGTAGCGGAAGTGGAGCTACATTTAATATTACAACTACTGGTAGTGGTTCTTATACTAGCGTTACAACTATAACAGTATACTCTAGTGGTAGCGGTTATGCGTTAAGCGACACTATTACACTATCAGGTCTAAGCCTAGGTGGCGCAAGTCCTGCTAACGATTTAACCTTTACTATCAGTAGCGTACCGAGTCTACTAGGCATGACACTAGCTGGCGGCGGGTTAACAGCAGGAACATACTATATTACTAATGCTATAAGTGGATCAGGCGCAGGTAGCACTTGGACTATTAACTCGTCTGTCACGCAGACCAGCACTACAATTAGTGGTACTGCAAATTATGTTAGATATGCTAATACAACCACTGGCGCACAGACTATAGCTGGTACAATTATTGGCAATCAAATTAACTCACAGTACAATCCAACTACTGGTCTAGTATCTCAAGCAGTAAATTCTAACAGTATTATTGATAGCCAAGTCAGTACCACTGCGGCTATACAACAGAGTAAACTGTTAATGCAATTGGCCACTGCTAGTAGTACTAGTGCTCCTACCGGAATCGCTTCAGTTCTACAAGCTGCTAGTGGTTTAAGTAGTTTCAATAGTAATGTATTCACAGCAACTAATGGTTGGATTGACCTGGCAAATTCAACCAGTGCAAGCCCAACCGGTATACAATTAGCTAAAATACAATATATCAATCCTGGCGTATTAATTGGTAATAAGAATACTGGCTATAACACCGGTGGTGGTGCTCCGGTTACTGTAACATTTGCCGATGTCGTTACTTATGGTAATGGTGTTGCTAATACTCCGTTTGTAAGCTCAACAGGCGGTGTAATGACTGTAGCAGCCAATGCCAACACTACGGGAGTGGCATTCAATGGCGTCAATAATATTGGTAAAGATAATCAATACAATGTTGTTGAAATCAGTCAGGGTACCAAGTGGGACGGAACTGGTACTGGAACTTCATATAATAATGCGTCAAATGCAATTATAGAATCAGCTTCTGACGGTACCGTCGACGTATTACAATTAAAAATTAGCACATATCCATTTGCAAAAACTGACGGTACAAATATATTCTTGTATCAACCTGGTCTGCCTCCGGGCAATGCTGTCGGTAATCCATTTATTACTGCAAAAGGAACAACTAACGGTACACAAACTACCTATATTGGCGGTATACTAGATGTAGTAACCAATGGTACACAACTACTGGTTAGAAATATATCAACTGGTGGCGTCGGTACTTCGGGATCGATAACCGGAGCATGGACATTAACTGGTACGTTCCAGGCAACCTATGCTGACTTAGCAGAGAACTATGAAGGCGATCAAGAATACGAATCAGGTACCGTACTAGTGTTTGGTGGAGATAAAGAAGTTACTACAACAACTACTATGAACGATACAAGATTAGCCGGAGTGGTAACAACTAATCCTGCCTACACTATGAACGCTGAACAAACTGGCATTAAGGCCTGTGTGGCTCTAGCAGGTCGCGTTCCATGTAAAGTAGTTGGTCGTGTTAAGAAAGGTGATATGTTAACAACTAGTGCAACACCAGGATATGCTGTTAAAGCATTAAATCCAACACTAGGTAGTATTATTGGAAAGGCTTTAGAAGATAAAGACTACGGTGAAGCTGGTATAATTGAAGTTGCAGTAGGGAGAAATTAATGACAAAACAAACAATCAACATCGGGCAATCACCAAACGATAAAAGCGGTGATCCGCTACGTACGGCATTTAGCAAGGTAAATGCAAACTTTACCGAACTATATGCTAACCTAAGTTCGTACTTGCCAAACCCCACTGGTAGCCAGGGATTATTCCTAACAACTGACGGAACTACATTAAGTTGGGCGCCAACAGTAAGTTACACCCAAAGTGCAACACCGCCCTCTAGTCCAAATGCAGATACACTATGGTACGATGAAGTAAGCGGTAGAGTCTACACCTGGTATAATCATAATTGGGTAGATGCTAGTCCACCATTATCAGATTATAAAAACACCCCCCCAACAAGCCCGCAGGGTGCTATTGGCGATATTGAAGGTCAATGGTCAGCTGATTTTAATTACTATTACTATTGTAGTAGTAGTTTTGTTGGCAATAATGCACCTATATGGCGTCGTGTAGCATTTGATTCTAGTAATAACTGGTCAATATATGCCGGTAGTGGTGGCAGTGGAAGTTTGCCCTCAAACAGTACAGGTTATCTATATAATAACGGAAGTGGCACATTAAATTGGATCAATAATACTCAGGGGTATACGCTACCCCAAGCTACTACATCAACGCTAGGCGGTGTCATTGTTGATGGAACTACAATCCAAGTTAATAGCGGTGTAATCAGCACTGCGCCTCAGGTAAATGCCAACTGGACTGCAACCAGCGGAGTTTCAGCAATCCTAAACAAGCCAACCATTATTACTCCGGTGCAAAGTGATTGGAACATTACTGATAACACTCAATTAAGTTATATCAAAAATAAACCTTCAATTCCAAGTATAGGTCATTTTACGTTTACTAACGATCAGATAACTGTTTCTGATAATAGCAATATTACCTTATTAACTAATGCACATTCTTGGTCGTTTAACAGTAATGGTAGTTTAACATTCCCAGATGCTAGCGTACAATACACTGCCTATACTGGTACTGCTTTTCCAAGTCAAACTGGCAACAGTGGCAAATACTTAACTACTAATGGCAGTGGAACACTAAGCTGGACAGCATCTACAGCTTCTTGGCCGGTTACAAATACCAATGGTGCTAGTGGACCAACCAATTTAGAAATTGGACAGAATGCTTCAGCTGGATCTGCAATTAATTCAATTGTTTTAGGTACCAGTGCAGGTGGAAACACTACTGGAAATAATGTTGTTCTTATCGGCCAAAGTACCAGCGGTGTTGGAAACGAGATTATTTCTATCGGTCATAGTGCCGGACAAAATTACAGCGGTAATGAAGCTATTTTCATTGGGCATGGTGCAGGTCAAAGTGGATCTACTAAATCTGCTAATGGAGTTATTGTACTCAATGCCACTGGCAGTGCGCTGAGTATAGTTAATTCTCAGAACAATAGTTTCTATGTGGCGCCAATTAGAACAGATGCTACTCCAAATAACATATTATTTTACAATACCACAAGTAACGAAGTTACATATGGAGCAATGCCTAGTTATCCTAGTATACCTGGACCATATGCGGGGGACACTATAGCTGCATCACACGGTATAGCCATAGGGCAGCCCTACTATCAACCTAGCGGGCAAGTTTTTGTTCGATTAGTATAACGGTAAATATAAAAGAGAGAGCGGATTATGACAACATTAACACTACCAGTACAGTTAGGACAATACCCTAACGACGGTACCGGCGACGATTTACGCACCGCGTTTACTAGAGTTAACAACAGTTTTGGACAAATTATCAATGATGGTGCTGTAACAAATGCTGCAAATGTTGGCTCAGGTACTGGTATCTTTTCCACACGATCTGGGAACATAATCGATCTTAAGAGTCTAACAAGTACCGGTAATACAGTAACTATTACCAACACTGCAAATACTGTAAATTTAGAATCAGTAACTATCTTACAACACGATTCTGCTCCAACACTGGGTGCTGATTTATCTTTAAATGGACATAACATTACAGGTACAGGCGATGTTGAGACAACCGTGTATCATCGCAGTGTGCCTACAGTTGATTCAACTTTATCAACTTTAGTTGCCACTAACAATCTTCCTTTAGATTTTGGTAGTTTAGTTGCGCCTACTGGTGGAACAACGTATACCAATGGGTACCGTGTAGACCTTGGAACATTTAATCAACCTTACACAAATAGTCTTGAGTTTGGGGCTATAGTTAATAATAATAACACTATTAAGGCACCATCTGGCTTGGGAGTTACTATAGCCGGAAATATCTTTATCACTGGTGCTAATCCTGTAACGATTAATACTACTGCTGCTACTACTGTTACACTACCTAATACCGGAACATTGGCGACCTCTGCCTTAGGCCTTGATCAATTTAGATCAACTACGAGCTCTGCACTAGCATCAGTGCTGTCAGATGAAACTGGTTCAGGTTATGTAGTATACAGCAATAGCCCAACACTTACTGGTACGGTAGCAGCCACTAACATTTCAGCAGCAGGTTATATTGCAGTTACCGGCACTGGATTAATCGGTGGCGTATTAACTGTTAATAGCACTATCGAAAGTGAAGTTGCACCCGGCGGATATCAATTCGATGTTAGTTCAAATAGTGCTCAAGTAACACTAGGTATAGGCGACACTGTAGCATTTGCTAATTTCTCAGGTAGCGTGTTGGTTAACTGTTATAATTCAGGTACAGTAACACAGTATCTGTGTGGCGGAGGAGGCGCACCTAGAGCCGTTGGATCATCAAAAGTAACAAATACAGGTACAATGTCATCAACTGGTGGCATTGGCGGGTATACATTTACAGCCACTGAAGCCGGCGTTCACAGTTTCTTTGTTGTACGAACACGTACTGGGGCATAAGGCCTTGACCTAATATGTTAACAGTTTGGACTCAACCATCCGGGTACAATCTCGGAACGTTCCAAGAGCAAGTTGATTTTTATCAATTATACACTCCGCTTGGATTACCACTACCAACCGCTAATGATGCTGGAGTTACATATCAAGTAATTTCAGGTGCATTACCTGTAGGACTTTATATTAGTGGTAATCATATCTTAGGTGCACCTTCTGTAGTTTCTCAAACTACTGAATATACATTTTGTATTAGAGCAAGCCTTGGATCGCAAATTGCTGATAGAACATTTACCATGTTTATCTCAGGAAATAACGGTCCTGAATTTACCACACCAGTTGGGGACTTAGCGGTAGGTGTACATCAACAATTATACGCACTTGATAATAGTTATGTTGAATATCAAATACAAGCTGTCGATTTAAACACCGCGTTAGGTGCTAATTTAAAATATACTATTTTATCCGGGGATGGCAATTTGCCTCCTGGATTGACTCTAAGTGAATCTGGCTTGATTAGTGGTTTAATCATACCATCATTAATTATTACTCCTAGTGCAGGCAACGGTGACTACGATACTGGACTGTTTGATCAGGTAGCTTATGATTGGGGTAATCCTATATCCACTGACGGTTTTGACAGTTATCAATATGATGATGTCGATTATGGCTATAATCGACCTGCGGTGGCTCCAAAGTCTCTTAATGCCAATTATCAATTTAAAGTAACTGTCACTGATGGAATAAACTATGCACAACGCATATTTAAAATATTTGTTGTTGGCACTGATGAGTTCCGTGCGGACAGTACCAGCTTAGATGGATTTGCTGGAAATTTCACAGCAGACTCTACGTATTTAAGAACTCCAGTTTGGTTAACTAATCCTAATTTAGGAATATGGCGTGCCAACAATTATATTACAGTACCGATTGCCTTGTACGATCGCACTAATGTAATATTTAGAGTAGAAGCTACTAATACTGAAATATATTCAGTAGCTATGGGCACCTTAACCGATAACAATATTGGAAATACCACAGTAACGATTGTTAATGCCACAGCTATTCCACAAATAGGACAATATTTTACTTTAGACAATTATGTCAATGGTGCTACTGAACAGTTGTATAAAATAACTGCTGTACAAACTTTAGGTAACCAGCACTACAGATTAACAATCAATACACCACTGTTGATTACTATTCCAGATTTAACAATATTGTATCTAGGTACCTTAAGCCAACTACCTCCCGGAACCGCTTTTGATATCAACACTGGAGAATTATATGGTCGTGTTCCTTACCAACCACAGATCACAACACAGTATACATTTACTATTGCTGCGGTAAGATTTGGAGATTCTGCTCTAGATGAAATAAATTCCTATAGAACATTTAATATTATTATACTAGGAAGTGTTACCAGTCAGATCACGTGGAACAGTCCTAGTAACCTAGGCACTATACCTGCAAACTATATTTGTACTCTCAATATTAGTGCTAGTACTACTGTTCCTAATGCACCAATTGTTTATACGCTGGCTAGTGGATCACTTCCTACAGGCATTACCTTAACTAGAGATGGTGAACTTGTTGGAACTCCTAATCAATTTTATAATCTTAACAGTGGTCAGCATGGATTGACCTTGTTTGATTCAGGAAATACTACCTTTGATCATAATACTTCTAGTATAGATAGAGTGTATACCTTTAGTGTCAGAGCTAGCGACACCTATGGATACAGTGCAGTGGCTAAACAATTTACCCTAACCATAAGCGCACCTAATACAGTAACTTACAGTAATGTAACAACTAGACCATTCCTAAATCCTAATCAAAGAATCTTATGGCAGAATTTTATCAATGATTCTTCTATTTTTAATTCTAGTAGCATTTATAGACCTAGTGATTCTAACTTTGGTGTACAAAGTAGTTTATCAATGCTAGTATATGCAGGAATTCAAACTGAAGTCGCCGCTGCCTATGTTGGAGCAATCGGTTTAAACACTAAACGTAAAAGATTTCAATTTAGTTCAATTAAAAAAGCAACAGCATCGGACACCATTGGCGGCACAACAGTATATGAAGTAATATATCTACAAATGATTGATCCTCTAGAAACTAACGGAAAACATCTTCCGCTATCTATTAAATCAAAATATAATGAATCGGAAACAATTACTGTAGATGACGCTAATAATATTTGGGAACCAGGTTCTGATATATCTACAGATTATCCAACTGCGATTAGACCCGATTACAATATAACAATAGACAGCACTGGTTACAATATAAGCACTCCTAATACTAATACCTATTATCCAAACAGCATAAGCAATTGGCAAATTAGAATTAGTCAAACACAATCTCCTAGCGGACAGTCAGTTTTATCTGAAAGAAACTATCTTCCGCTATGGATGCGTACTATACAAACCGGCAGTAAACAAGAATTAGGTTACACACTAGCAGTTCCTATATGTTTTTGCAAGCCGGGAACTGCTGATAAAATCATAGCTGCTATTGAGCAAAGTGGATTTGATTTTAAATCTTTAGATTATGAAGTAGATAGATTTACAATAAGTGCTGTACTAGATTCTAATAATCACGTACTGCAAAGCGATAAATACCTAGTATTTAAAAATGACAGGATAACCGTATGACAAGTGCAATAAACCCATCAACTATTATAGCAACTTACCCAGTAGCAGGTGTCGATAATTCTAGCCAAGGATTTCGTGATAATTTTGCGGCTATACAGACTAATTTTACCACAGCTGAAAATGAAATTACTCAACTTCAGCGCAGTGCAATTTTAAGCTCTGATTTGGCCACTGGTCTAGTTCCACAGACTAATAATCTTAATGGCAGTACTCTGTTTAACGGCTTAACTAACAAATTGGGTAAAACCTATTATGCAGTTAGTGGAGTTAATACTACACAAAATATCAGTTTAAACAACGGATCTGTACAGCAATTTACCCTGTCAAGCAGTGTACAGTTTAATTTTACTGATTGGCCTACTACAAGTCATACCTATAGCAGTATACTACTAATATTCGGTAGCGACACCAGCGGTGTATACTATCCTATCTTCGGTGCAGAATCAAGCACACTACGCTATGATGCTAATTTTCCAATCAACCCTTCAACAGGATCATATGGATTCAATCTTGGTGGGGAAAGTCTAGCAACAACTACAGACAGTTCAGGGCTAGTTAGTGGTCCAGTTATCATTCCAGATGTTGCTGGCAGCGGATATACCGGAGTAGCAACTGTAAGTTTCACTAGTCCATCCCTAACAGGAGGTGTAACTCCTACTGCTAGACCAACTTATAAGGTTGTCAGTGCCAGTCTTGGCACAGTTACCGGTACAGTAACAGCTACAAATGCCACAGGCGATTTGATCACATTAAGCTCTGTTGTAGGATTAAGTGTAGGTTATTCTATAACATTTAATACTCCAACAGGAGCAATGTCTGGCAACAATATTGGTACTAGTACTACCTATTATATCCAAAGTATTTCAGGAAATAATATTACAGTAAGCACAGTCCTCACAGGTGGACAACTATTGGCTCCTAATACAGTATCATCCGGTTCAATGAACTTTGTCAGTCAACCATCTAATGCTAATGCCGGTACTGGATTTGTCACAGGTGATATTATAGCACTGAATTCAAATACTAATGTTCAACTTAGTGTTACAGCCAGCGGTGGTGCAATTACTGGTACTACAGTAATCAGCGGTGGGCCATTAAGCGTACCTATTACAGGTGTATCTAGCTTTACTGCACTAACAGGTGTTGGATCAGGTGCAAGACTACTAATCAATTGCGGTATTGGTCCAATACGCATTACCAATGTAGGAGATGGTTATACCTCAACTGCACCCACTGTTACTGTCAGTGCCCCTGGTACAGTCGGCGGTGTTACTGCATCTTTTAATCCCGGAACTGTTACCTTAACTAGTGGTACTGCTACTAATGTAAAAATTGTCGAAGCATTTAGTTATGACGCTGGAACAACAATACACCTACGTTATCTAGGCGAATATTAATAATGCACCCATTAGTATCTGATCTTAGCAATCTTAAGGATGCTGAACTGGATGCCAAAATTGCTGAACTAAGCAATAAGTATTTCATGGTTCAGAATCCAGATGTTAAAAATCAAATCGTCATGCTACTCGACTCCTATAGAGAGGAATTGGGTAAACGCCGCCAGGCTGCCATGTCCAAAATGATGAATAATCGAGATAAAGGTCTTGACAAACTTATCAATGTAAGTTAAAATAAGGGCTATGCGCCTAGACCGTTTTAGTAATCCCATATACAACGAACAAGATATCTTTCGTGCTCTTTATCAAGGGCACACTGATATTCTCAAACGGGCTACTGTAGATCCTAGTCCAGAAATTGAAAAACTCAGCACACTGTCACATACACATTTACTAACCCCAATAGAGTTAGATGACTCATTTAGTATAGCAGATTATGATCACGCTATGCAAAAAGACTGGTTCATGCCCAAAGACTATTGTCCAAATTTAGTAGAAATGCTTTATGCTAAATGTACCACTGATGAACAAGCCAACAGAGTAAGTGAAGAACTAGAAGCATTTATCAAACACGGAATGATGGATCTATTATACTATTTGAAATATTTGGTAGATACTTTAGAAGAAAAGAATATACTTTGGGGAGTAGGTCGTGGATCAAGTGTGGCCAGTTATGTGTTATATTTGATAGGCGTCCATAGTATCGATAGTATGAAATATAATTTGGACTGGCGTGAATTCTTAAGATAAGTACATACATAATCCAGGAGATTAACATGGCAATGAAAGAACAACCAAAACAAATTTATCGCACTGCAAGAGGTGCTGAAATAGATATGGGTAAATTGATCAACCAAAACGAAATGACTGTAGCTGTAGGTAATGCTAGAGTTAATGCTCGAGGTGATAAATTAGGACCCGATGGCAAGATCATTATGAAGCGTGAAGAAATTCTTGCTCAAAACAGTGGGCCAATTATCCCTAATCAAATTAATATACGTCCTGAAGAACCAGTTGCACCTACTGCGCCTACGACTGTAGATGCTAGCACCAAAGACGTAACCGAGATGGACCCTGAGGGTAATGAATGAAATTACTGTCAATAAGACTATGTGCTCACGACAGCAACATGTCTTACTTTGACGGTAATAATGTATATTATTACAAATCTGAAAGAGAATATCAAGTCAAGCACCATAGTTTTGATAACCTATGGGAATGGCGAGATGTTGTCAAACGGATATGGGATTTAGACTACCGAGATATTGATGATATTGCCGTTGTCTTTGAACCATTAAAACACAACTTACCCAACGAACCTAAAAACTTTTTTCCAGCTGTAGAGTATGATCTGTTTCCTGCACCATGCCCAGTTTGGAGATTAGATCATCACTATGCACATACGCTTAGTCATTGGATGATGCTAGATCAAGATCCTGATATACACGTTGTCATCGACGGGTGTGGCGATTTAGGTACAGACAATCCCTGGTCTATAATTAAAAATAATCAATTAGTTGAGCATGGCGATACTAAACTGCACGGTTCAATTGGATTTTTACTTAGCGGGTTGGGTGATGCGGCAGGTCTTAAAAATACTCACGGCCTTGACATTGCAGGAAAGCTAATGTCCCTACAGTCATACGGCACTGTGGACGCTGAATTTTTATCTTTTTTACAACAGTTTGATATGTATTCAGTCAATGAAATTTATAATTTTGGTCATTGGTTTAATCAAAAAGGCAGTATAGGACATTTAAAATTTTTAGACTGGTTAGCCACTGTACATTATTATACAGGACAAGTGCTAGTTGACTTTTTTAAAAAGTTTGCTGATCCTAGTGATGTAATTTTTTACACAGGCGGCGTTGCACAAAATATTGTTTGGAATACTGTACTAAAAGAATACTTTCCAAATTTAATTATACCCCCGCACAGTGCCGACGAAGGTTTGAGTTTAGGCGGGCTTGAGTGGTTGCGTCGAAAACATAATCTTCCAAAATTTATGCTAGATAATTTTCCATATATCCAAACCGATATCGGCGCAGAAGAACCCAATGAAAATATAATTAATAAGGCTGCTGAGTTATTAGCTGAAGGTAAAATCGTTGCTTGGTATCAAGGTCACGGCGAAGTTGGTCCACGTGCATTAGGTAATAGAAGTATCTTGGTAAATCCTATGATTGATAATGCTAAGGAAAAAATTAATCTAATTAAACAGCGAGAAATGTTTAGACCATTTGGTGCCAGCGTACTTGATGAATACAGTAATCAATACTTCGATAATATTGTGTCTGACCCATATATGCTGTATACTTGCAAGGTAAAAGATCAAAAGCTATCAGCGATAACTCACGTTGATGGAACATCAAGAGTACAATCAGTTAAGGATGAAAATCCAATTTTTAGAAAACTATTGCTGGCTTTTTATAATTTAACCGGATGCCCGGTACTATTGAATACCAGCTTAAATGTTAATGGCAAACCTATCGCATTTTCACCCGATGATGCAGTAGAATTATTTGATAGATCAAGCATTGATTGCTTGATAGTAGGAAATGATTTAATTTATAAGGATACGATATGAAAATAAAAGGTACATTACGTCCAATCCGTGATAATATTATTATTACAGATATGAATTTTGATGAACAAAAAACTGCAAGTGGTATAGTTCTGCCCAGTGATAACGGCAAAGCAGAAGGTGTTAAGAGTCGATGGGGACGTGTTTGGGCGATCGGTGCTGAACAAAAAGACGTCGAAGTTGGCGAATGGATCTTGTTAGAACACGGTAGATGGAGTCGTGGATTTACCTACGAAGATCCTGATACAGGCGAAGAAATCATTATTCGACGTGCAGATCCAACAGCGATTTTAGGAGTAAGCAAAGAAGCTCCAAATCAAGTTATCTACGGTGCCCATAGTACAGTACAACATGCTACTGTTGATCCTAGTACGTTTGCAAGTCCGAGTTTTTGAGCAACACTGTGGTTGTTCTTCTATACTTTTTCCTATATAATATGCAAAAGGAGTCAGAATGAAAATAGGTGGTTGTCAAATTCCAGTAACACGAGACATTAAAAAGAACGCAGACGAAATTAAAAAAGCAATCGATTGGGCTGCTAGCCAAGGTGTTGATATGCTGTTAACCCCGGAATGTTCCTTATCAGGATATGTCTGGGCGGCTCTAGCACCGACCGATCCAGATGTAATTACATTGGCTAGAGAATTAGGTAACGTTGCCAAATACGCTAAAGAAAAGGGTGTAGATATCGCTATTGGCACAAGTGGTGGCGGCATGTGTAAAACCGGTCCGGCTTGGTATAATCAACTTAAATTTTATGTAGATGG